GAGGTTCTGGCCGAGTTCGCGGCCGAGCATTCCGGCATGCTGAACTGGCTGCTGAAGGGGCTCGAAACCTATCTGACCGAGGGGCTGGCGGTGCCCGAGGCCGTCACCTCGCTGACGGCGGAATATCGCGACGAGGTCGACGTGATCGGCCGCTTCGTCGGCGGCTGCCTGGTCAGGCTCGAAACGGTGCCGGACGACCCCGGCCACGGACTGGCGGCGGGCGAGCTTTACAAGGTCTTCGTCGCCTGGTGCGAGGCGAACGGCGTCCGCCCGAAGACCATGACCAAGTTCGGGACCGAGCTGAACGCCAAGGGGATCGCCAAGGTGGAGCGCGGCGGGCGGCGCTTCTATGTCGGGGTCGAGCTTTCGCCGGATGCGCCCAAGCCGATGGATGCGGGCGATAACTCATTGTTCAAAAAGGACGATCCGCCCTATGGCAGCCATCGCGGCGGCTAGAGGGTTCGAGGGTTTGCACGAGGGTTCGGCTTGGACCNNCGAAGGGTAAAAGGGAAACGGGGCCAACGGCTTAGCGTGGGTCTGCGAGGGTTGCGAGGGTTCCCGCTCGCGTGTGCATATAGTAGAGGGCCCGGCAGGGCAGGGCGGAAATGCCGTCTCTCTATGTATCTATAGAAACCCTCGCAACCCTCTCAAGTCTCGTGAGAGAGAGGATAAGGGTATGAAAGATAAGGGAAAAGGGGCTTGCGAGGGTTCGACGGCGAAGGGTGCGGACCCTCGCAGACCCTCGCGGGAGGAGAAAGAGGCGCGGAAGGATGCGCGGCGCGCTGCCCGGCGGCGGGCCGATCTGGTGCGCGGCTCGGCGCTGGCGCGATGCCTGATGCGCAAGGTGATCGACAGCCGGATGTTCGAGGCGGGATGCGAGATAAGGCGGCTTTGCGTCGAGGCGCGGCCCGGCGTTTCGGCCCCGGCGCTGCGCGAGAAGGTCGATGGCGGGCGGGGCCCGATGACGGAGCCGGTATGGGCGATGTCGGAAAGCGCGCTGGCCTCGCTCCGAAAGCTGATCGTGGGGAGTGCCATGGGCGCGGAGGCGGCGGAAGTCGTGCTCAAGGTCTGCGGCGAAGACATGTTCCTGACGGCGGTGGCGATCGAGCTGGAGGAAAGCAAGGAAGCGCGGGCCAACGGGGCGTGCTCGCGCGAGACCATCGCCATCACGCGCCACCTGCTGCGGAGCGGCCTGACCGCCGCATGGCACCACATGAAACGCAGGGAACCGGCGCGGCGGTCTGCGGCGGTGATCACCCGCTGGCTGGCCGAGGATGCGCGTCCCAGCGCTTCGGCGACGCAGGCCGGGGAGCGTCCCGATCTGGGGGCCGGCGCGTCGTCCGCTACCAGATCTGGCCGAGGGGCTTGACGCAAGTGCGCACTCGTGCCACTAATTTGGTCATTCGGCGAAAGCGCGACCCGGACGGGNNGACCCTTCCGGGCGTTTCGCTGCCTTACCCTCATCACAGCGGTTAACGCATGGGACGCCTCAAGGCGCTGCCATCACGGCTCGCCCGGCTGCCTGCCCGCATCGCATTTCTGCCGCGCGAGGAAGCCGAGGCCGAACGCTTCAGGCTGCGCGATGCGGTGCATGAATGGCGCCGCTGGTACAAGACGGCGCGCTGGAAGCGGCTGCGGCTTGAGGTTCTCGACCGCGACCTGTGGACGTGCCAGGCTACCGGTGTGGCGCTGACGGGCAAGTACCCCGCGCCCAACAGTCCGGTCGTCGACCACAAGAAGCCGCATCGCGGCGATCCCGCCCTCTTCTGGGACCCCAAGAACCTGCATGCCGTCGCGAAGGCGTGGCACGACAGCGAGAAGCAGCGGCAGGAGCGGGCGAAGTAGCGCGTCGTGCTGCGAATGGCGGAAAACCGCCCTTCTCGCTTCGAAATGGCCGCCGGGGGGAGGGTGGGTCAAAAGTCCACACCCAACCGCCCCGGGACCCGCGTGGGTTCTCATTCGGAGATTTTTTTTTGATGGCACAGGAATTTGACCTGTTGGGCGACCCTATTCCGGAAGGATGGGGAAAGCGCGGGCGGCCGCCGCATATGGCGACCGACGAAAAGCGCAGACTTGTCAGTACCTTGCTGGCGTTCGACTGGTCGCTTGAACGGATCGCGGCGGCGCTGAGCATCACGCCGCCGACTTTGCGGAAGAATTATTTTCGCGAGCTGAAATTCCGCGAGGAGGCGCGCGCGCGGGTACGAGGCGAAGGTCCTGAACTCGCTGATGCTGGAGGTCGAGAAGGGCAGCGTGCCGGCGGCGAAGGAAATCCGTTTGCGCTTCGACAAGCTCGACCTGGCCTTTCTTTCGGATCGGATGCAGTCGCGCGGCAAGACGGAACCGAAGGCAAAGCCCCTTGGCAAGAAGGAACAGCAGCAGCAGGCTGCCCATAAGGTCGACGGCAAGTTCGCGCCGCCGCCGCCGCCCCGGACCGTCAACTAGGCCATGCCGTCATGGTCGACGGCGTGCCCCGACTGGGAACGCCGGATCGTTGCGCGGGAATCGCTGATCCCGTTTCCGCCGCTCTTCCCCGACGAAGCCGCCGCCGCGCTCGAAGTCTTCAAGTCGCTGAAAATCGTCGATGCGGCATGGATCGAGGATCTCGACACCGGCGAGGTCCGGCCGCCGACCTTCGGCGAGGTCGGCGAGCAATTCGTGTTCGACTTCGTTGCCGCGATCTTCGGCGCCTATGACCAGGAGACGGCGCGCCGGCTGATCAACGAGTTCATGCTGCTGATCAGCAAGAAGAACTCGAAGTCGACACTTGCGGCCGGCATCATGATCACGGCGCTGGTGCGGAACTGGCGCCACTCCGCCGAGCTGCTGATCCTGGCGCCGACGCTGGAAGTTGCGGAGAACTGTTACAAGCCGGCCGAGGACATGGTCCGCCACGATCCGGACCTGACCAGCCTGCTGCACGTCCAGAACCATACGCGGACGATCACGCACCGGATTACGCGCGCGGTACTTAAGGTGGTCGCTGCCGACAGCGAGACGGTTTCCGGCAAGAAGGCCGCGTTCATCCTGGTCGACGAACTCTGGCTGTTCGGCAAGAAAAAGAACGCGGCGTCGATGCTTTCGGAAGCGACGGGCGGTCTCGCCGGACGGCCGGAAGGTTTCACGATCTATCTCACGACGCATAGCGACGAACCGCCCGTCGGCGTGATGAAGGAGAAGCTGGACTATTTCCGCGCCGTGCGCGACGGCAGGATCGCCGATCCAAAATGCCTCGGCATGCTCTATGAATTCCCCGACAAGATGATCGAGGAGGAAGCCTATCTCGATCCGGCGAATTTCTACATCACCAACCCGAATCTCGGCCGTTCCGTTTTCGCCGACTGGCTGGCGGAAAAGCTGCACAAGGTTCTTCACGGACTTTCAGCCGCCGATGCCGATCTCAAGACGGAGACGGTCCAGACCTTCCTCGCCAAGCACCTGAATGTCGAAATCGGCCTGCGCCTGCGCGCCGACAAGTGGGCGGGGGCGGATTACTGGGAAGGGACGGGCGACGCGGCGGTGACGCTCGATCATATCGAGAAGCATTGCGACGTCGTGGTGATCGGGATCGATGGCGGCGGCCTTGACGATCTACTGGGGCTCGCGGTTATCGGACGTCACAGGAAAACCAGACAGTGGATCGGATGGTCGCGCGCCTGGGCGCAGCCCGTGGTGCTCGAGCGCCGCAAGGACATCGCCAGCGCGCTTCTCGACTTTGCCGCCGCCGGCGACTTGGTCATTTGCGATGAGGTGACGCAGGACGTGCGCGACATCGCGGACATCGCCGAGCGCTTCCACAAAAAGGGGCTGCTGCCCGAAAAAGCCGCAATCGGCCTCGACCCGGTCGGCGTCTCCGCGATCTGCGACGAGATGGCGGCGCGGGGGATCGGCGAGGAGCAGTTCGCGGCGGTGGCGCAGGGCTTCCGTCTCGCGCCCGCGATCTGGGGCCTGCCGCGCAAGCTCGCCGATGGCACCTTCCGCCATTCGGTTTCCGGGCTGATGAACTGGGCGATCGGTAACGCGAAGACGCGGCCGGTCGGCAATGCCGTGGTGATCGAAAAGCAGATGGCGGGCAAGGCGAAGATCGACCCGCTGATCGCGATGCTGAACGCTTTCCAGCTGATGAGCCGGAACCCCGAAGCCTCGCGCAAGAATCTCGGCGACTTCCTCAAAAACGCGGTGGCTGTCTGATGGGACTTACCGACCTGTGGCGCGGCGTGAGGCTGTCGCTGACAACACCGAAGTTCTGGACCGTCTTCTTCGGCGGCAGCAGCTATTCGGGGAAATCCGTCACCACCGACACCGCGATGAATGTGGCCGCGTTCTGGCGTTGCGTGCGCCTGATCTCGGAGACCATCGGCACGCTGCCGCTCGAACTCTACCGGAAGGAAAAGGACGGTTCCCGCACGCTTGCGGAGGACCATCACTATCACGACCTCTTCAAGGAAAGTCCGAACGCGGATCAAACAGCGGTCGAATACTGGGAAGGGCAGGGCGCCGCGCTTTGTCTCGCGGGCAACGGCTATTCGCTTCTGGGTTTTTCGGGCAAACGCCTCGTTTCGATAACGCCGCTCGACCCCTATGACTGCCGCCCGGTCCGGCTGCCCGATGGCCGCAAGATCTTCCGGGTCACCGATCGCGGCAAGACGGAGGATCTTCCGGAGGACAAAATCTTCCATGTGAAGGGCTTCGGGACTGATATCGATATCGGTCTTTCCCCAGTCTCCTATGCGCGCCACACGCTGGGCGAGGCGCTGGCCGCCATGGAAGCGTCCGGCAGCGTGTTTGCAAACGGCATGAAGGCGCCCGGCTTTTTCGTCATGCCGGCAGGGGCCGGCACGCTCGATGCGACGCAGCGCAAGCAGGCGGAGAAGACGCTGGTCGACCGCTTCACCGGCAAGGACGCGACGGGCAAGGCCGGTATTCTGGAAGGCGGCGTCAAATGGGAATCCGTCTCGATGAATTTCGAGGACGCCCAGATGGTCCAGATGCGCGGCTTCAATGTCGAGGAAGTCTGCCGATGGATGGGCGTGCCGCCGATCCTCGCCGGCCATTCGCCCTCGGGTCAAACCATGTGGGGGTCCGGGGTCGAACAGATCATGCTGGCCTGGCTGGTTCTCGGCCTGCGGGCTTATCTGAAGCGGATCGAGAGCGCGGTCCAGAAGCGGATCCTGCGCCCCGAGGAGCGCAAGCTCTACAAGGCGGAATTCAACGTCGAGGCGCTGCTCCGCGCGGACAGCCGGACGCGCTCGGAACTCTTTGCCAGCGCCGCGCAGAACGGCCGCATGACGCGCAACGAGATCCGCGCGCTCGACAATTACCGGCCGTTGCCGGGCGGCGATGTGCTGACCGTGCAATCGAACCTGGTACCGCTCGACCAGCTCGGCCAGGCGGGCAGCGCCGAACAGCAGCTCCGCTCGGCGCTGCTGGGCCTTCTCGCCACCGGCAGCGACAGCGAACTTTTCGGCCACAATCGCGGCCCGAAACTGGAGGACTGACATGAAGCGCATGGCATTCATGACAAAAGGGGCCGCGGGTCTCAAGCTTCACGACTTCGAAATGTCGATCAAGGCGCTGACCGACGACGGAAAGTTTACCGGCTACGGTTCCGTTTTCGGCGTGGTCGACAGCTACAACGAAGTGGTCGCGCCCGGTGCCTTCACGGAGAGCCTGAAAGAGCGGGCCTCCAAAGGCCGCAAACTGCCTGTTCTCTGGCAGCACCGCTCCTCGGAGCCCATCGGCTATTATGAGGACGTTTCAGAGGACGAGCGCGGGCTCTATCTCGCCGGCATTCTCTTGAAGAGCGATGTGCGCCTGGCGGGTGAAGCCTTCGCGCTGATGAAGGCCGGCGTGGTGACCGGCCTGTCGATCGGCTATTGGGTCCGAGAGTCCAGCTATGACGAAAAGACGGGCATCCGCACGCTCACCCGTCTCGACCTCGAAGAGGTCTCGCTGGTCACGTTCCCCGCCAATGACGAAGCGCGCGTCGACGCGGTCAAGTTCAAGCTCGCCCATGGCGGCGCGCCGACGATCAGGGAATTCGAGGGAAGCCTGAGGGATTTAGGCTTCTCGAAAACTGCGGCCGCCGCGATCGCCCGCGATGGCTTCAAGGAATGGCTTCGGAGGGAGTCCGAAGAAAGCGGCGAAACCTGCAGCGCGGACACCGTGGCGAAATTCGGTCAGCTGATCGAGGCCGCGAAATTCGAGCTGCCGAAACTTTCCTACGAAACCCATACCGAAGGACAGAAATCATGACGAAGCACGTGAAAACGGCCTCGCTCGCGCAGGCGCGCGAGTATGGCCGCAAGGATGCCAATGGCACGAAGGCCGAAGACAAGCTTAACGAGGCGCTGGACGGGCTGAAGAAGCAGCTCGGCGAGAACCGCGATCAGGTCTCGGAATTCGCCAAGGGCATGAACGAAAAGCTCGACAAGGTCGGCCAGTTCAACGACGAGACCAAGAAGTCTCTCGACGATCTGCTGACCAAGGGCAACGAACTCGACGGCCGGATCAAGGAAGTCGAGCAGCAGTTGCAGCGCCGTCCCGGCGTGGATGCCGGCACGGGCATCAAAAGCTTTGGCTACCAGGTGATCGAAGGCGAAGAATTCAAGGAATTCGCCAAGAAGAAGTCCGGCGTGATGCGCATGGACGTCAAGACGATCACCTCGGCCGAGGGTTCCGCGGGCACGCTGGTCGAACCGCAGCGCATTCCCGGCATCGTGACGCCGCCGAACCGCCGCATGACGATCAGGCAGCTGCTGATGCCGGGCCGCACCGCTTCCTCGTCGATCGAGTTCGTGCGCGAGAATGTCTTCACCAACGCCGCCGCGATGGTGACGGAAGGTGGAGACAAACCCGAGTCGAACATCACCTATACGCTCGAAACCGAGAACGTGCGCAAGATCGCGCATCACATCAACTCGACCAAGGAAATCCTCGACGACGCGCCGCAGCTTCAGTCGCAGATCGACGGGCGGCTTCGCTACGGTCTCGATCTGGTCGAGGAAAACCAGCTTCTGCTCGGCGACGGCACCGGGCAGAACCTCAACGGCCTGATCCCCAGCGCGGCGGATTTCGTGCCCGCGTTTTCGCCCACCGCGCCCAGCAAGATCGACACGCTGCGTCTCGCGATGCTGCAGGTCCGCCTCGCAGAGTACGAGGCGAGCGGGTCGGTCGATGCATCCGACCGANTNGGCGGAAATCGAACTGACCNANGACGGAGAGGGCCGCGTACATCACTGGCGAACCCGCGTCGGCCTTGCCGGCGAANGTGCTGTGGGGCGCGCCCGTGGTCGACACGGTCGCAATCTCCGCCGGCCGGTTCCTCACCGGCGCCTTCAACATGGCGGCGCAGATCTTCGACCGCGAGGACGCGATGGTCGAAATCTCGACGGAACATGCGTCGAACTTCACCAAGAACATGGTGACGATCCTCGCCGAGAAGCGTCTGACGCTGGTGATCTACCGGCCCACGGCGCTGGTCGAAGGCGCGCTGATCCTCGCCTCGAACTGATCGGCAAGCAGTACGGCGGGGCTTCGGCCCCGCCGGCCACGTCCCTCTTTCACGCGGAATATTTCCATGGACAAGATTTTCAGCCTTGTGGCCGTCAAATCGTTTCTGGGACAGAAGGGCGAAAGCAACCGTCCCAATGGCACCGTGCTGCCCGGCGACATCGTCGCCGCCGACAAGGCCCGCCGCCGCGCGCTGATCGGCCGCAAGCTCGCCGAGGATGCACCTGCGGGCAAAGCCAAGCCATTGGCCGGCAACAAGATGGCTGCCGGCGCCGAGAACAAGGAAGGCGCCGGCCCGCGCCGCCGCCGCAAGGTGACCACGGAGACCGCCGGCCCTTTGGCCGAAGCGGTGACCCCACCCGTGAGTGGCCGGACTGGCGCGGCCAAACGGTCCTGATCGTCGCCGCCGGGCCCAGCGCGGCGCTCGAACAGAATTTCGACGAGGCGGCCCGAAAGTGCCGGGTCATCGCGATCAACCGCAGTTGGGACCTAGTGCCCTCTGCCGACATCCTCTACGCCTGCGATACGCAGTGGTGGCGCAGCGCGGAAGGCCGCCGCGCCTACCGGGATTTCACCGGGCTCAAGGTGCGGGCCATCAATCACGAACGTGGCGAAGAGTGCATTTGCCGCGGCGAGATGCCCGAGCTTCGAATTGTCGAGGTCGACACGCGGCACGACCGGATACTCACCGGCGCTTTCGGCGTTCTGGGCTATGGCGGTAATTCGGGTTTCCAGGCGATCAATCTGGCCGTCCAGCTCGGTGCCCGTCGATTGATCCTGGCCGGGTTCGACATGCAGATGAAGAACGGCGTCCATTGGCACGGCGTTCATCCTCGCGGGCTCAACAATCCGGCCGCCGGCAATGTCAACCGCTGGCGACGGGTGCTCGATGCCGCTGCCGCGCCGCTCGCCGCCGCGGGCGTAGAGGTGGTCAATGCAACGCGGTTCACCGCGCTGAAAGGGTTTCCCAGGATGAAACTTCGAGACGCGGTCGCGCATTTTGACGGATCAAGCGCATGTTGAGGGTGGTCGAAGCGAGCGAGACGCTGCCGGTCACGCTCGACCTCGCGAAGGCGCATCTGATGGTCGAAGCCGACGACCAGGATGAGCTGATTGAAACCTATCTGCGTGCCGCCGTGCAGTTTTTCGAGCATCAGACGACGCGATGCCTGACCCCGACCGTTTACGAATTGCGTCTCGACGAATGGCCTTGCGAGGCAGTCGAACTGCCGGTCGCACCGGTTCGCAGCGTCATTTCGGTGAGCTATATCGATGAGGACGGCGAGGAGCAGGTGCTCGGCGCGGACGCCTGGGACTGGGAATATTCCGATTTCGGCGCGGCCGTGATGCTCGACGCGCAATTGCCGAAACCCGTGCTTGGCCGAGAGCGAGGCGGGTTCCGGATCGGCTTCATCGCAGGCTACGACGTGCCGGGGACAGCGGACAGCCCCCCCGATGCCAATCTCTCGCTGCCGCAGGCAGCGAAGGCCGCCGTGATGCAGCTGACGCAACACTGGTTCGAGAACCGTTCGACTGTCTCGGCCGGCGAGGCGGTTACAGATGTTCCTTTCAGCACCGGGCGCATGATCGCGATGATGAGGATATGGCGTTGATAGACGTCTATTCGGTGCCAACGGAACGCACCTCGCCGCGTTTCGCGCGGGCGTTCGCGCAGGGCTGCGGCGGCAGGGTCGTCCTTGCACGGAAGAAAGCTTCAGGGCCGATCGCGATGTTCGGGTCGCCTCATCTGACAGCCGTGCTGGCAAGCGCGGTCGCGGAGGGCCGGGATTTCTATTACGGCGATCATGCCTATTTCCGCCGCTTCCAGTTCTATCGCGTGACGAAGAACGGTTATCAGCATCACGGCTCCGGCAAAGCCTCGCGCGACCGCTTCGAGCGGCTCGGGATCGAGATCGAACCGTGGAAGCGCGGGCGGGACATCCTGATCTGCCCGCCCGACCATGCCTATGCGTTGCGCGCGGGCTTCGACGCCGACGAATGGCTGGCCTCGACCGTCGCGACGCTGCGCGTTCATACCGACCGTCCGCTGCGTTTTCGCGCGCGGGTTGGGGCCGAGCGGAACGTCGTCACGCTCCGCGCTGCGCTCAAGGATTGCCACGCGATGGTGACGCATCATTCGAACGCGGCCGTCGAGGCGCTGTGCATGGGCTATCCGGTGTTCGTGACCGGCGACTGCGCCGCGCGGGCGCTGGCGGAAACGGATCTCGGCAAGATCGAGACGCCGCGCTATCCGCGCGACCGGCGGCGCTGGGCGGCGGTGCTTGCCGACAATCAATGGACCTTCGCGGAAATGGCCGAAGGCGCCGCCTGGAGAAAACTCCGTGCTTATCCGGTTATCACCCACCGGCCCAACATGTTGAGGGTTGAGAGATGATGCGAGAAGCGATTTTGAAAGCGGAAGCGCGGCGGGCACGCATGAACGCGCTTGGCGAGAAAGCTCGGTTCCCCGGCCCTCAGGGATATCGCGCCGTTGCCGAATGGCTGCGACTGCATGCCGAGGAATCGGCGATGTCTCAAGAAAGTTTGGAACAAGCGGAAAATCAGGAGCGGCTGGCGGACGACATGGAAGTCAATCCGGCGACCTACATGTCGAAGCCGCAAAACATGACGGACTGGCAATGGTTTCAGTCTCGCAACCCCGTTCATACCAGCACAAGGAGTAGTGGCTGTGGGTGATAACCGGATAAGCACGGAAAACTCAATGAAGTTCTGTGAACGGACGGGCTGGTGGCTGCCCGATCACGAGGAGCACCTGCAGCAGTGGATGGTTTCGGTCAATGCGCGGGTCGGCGCCCGGCTGACCTATCAGCGTCACAAGTATCGCGCGGCACTCAGGAGCGTCCGGCAGCGGCGCGCTGCCGTCGATATCGGCGCGCATGCGGGTCTCTGGTCGTGGCAGATGGCGCGGGATTTCGGCGATGTCATCGCCTTCGAGCCGATGGACGCCCATGCCGAATGCTATCTCGGCAACATGGAGGGGTTCTCGAACTGGACGCTGCACAGAACCGCGCTCGGGCCGGAAGAGGGCGAAGTGTGGCTGAGAACGCGCACCGCAAATTCCTCCGGCGATACGGGCGTGGAGCCCGGCGGAGAATGCGAAGGCGGACAGAAGGCGACGTTGCGCCGCCTCGACGATTTCGGTCTCGAAGAGGTCGATTTCATGAAGATCGACTGCGAGGGCTACGAGCTTTTCGTGCTGCAGGGCGCGGTCGAGACGCTGAAGCGCTGCAAGCCCTGCGTCATCGTCGAGCAGAAGCCCGAGACGGGCATGGAGGCGCGCTACGGCATCGGCACGACCGATGCCGTGAGTTTTCTCGAGGATCTCGGCGCGCGGCGCATCCGGGGCATTCAGGGCGACTACATCATGGCCTGGCCTGCATGAGCTATGGCGACGAAATCATGGCCTCCGGCCATGCGCTCGCGAAGCACCGCGAGACGGGACAGCGTGTCCGCATCGCCGACAAGGCGGGGAGGCCGCGCTGGTCGGAGCTTTGGGCGGGGCTGCCCTGGATCGTGCAGCCGGGCGAAGCGGGCGAGGGTGCCGTCATGCTGAAGAACGGGCCGCAATGCCGGCCCTATATCCGTTACCCCTTCAGCCGCGAGAGGGGCTGCACCTAGTTCGGGGTGGCGAGCGCGCGACCACGTGGGCGAGATACGTTTCACGGACGGGGAGCTCGTGCGCGCGGAGACGCTCGCCCAGCCGCTCGGGCGCTTCGTGCTGATCGAACCGCATGTGCCGCCGCAGTCGAACCCCAACAAGCAATGGGGGCTCGCGCTCTGGCAGGCGCTGGCGGACATCCTGACCGCGCACGGGCATCGCGTGGCGCAATTCTCCTTCCCGGGCGCGCCGCTGCTGAAGAGCGCCGCCGCCATAGAGGCGGGCTCCTTCCGCGTGGCGGCGGCGGTGCTGAAGCATGCGAGCGGGCTGGTGCTGCCGGAAGGCGGCCTTCACCACGCGGCGGGCGTGCAGAGGCTTCCGGCCGTGGTGCTGTTCGGCGGCGCGGTCGATGTGAACGCGACCGGCTATCCCTGGCACCGGAACCTCGCGGATGACGGTCCCGGCTCGCCCTGCGGCGCATGGAGCCCTTGCAGGCATTGCGCCTCGATATGGGCCCGCCTGACGCCGCAAAGCGTCGCGGCGGAAGTGACCGAGGAGATCGAGGCCCGTCATGGCTAGGATTCTGTTTCACCGCGACTTCGACTGGCATCCGCCGGAACGGCCGCGCGCCCTCATCGCGTTCAAGGCCGGCCGTACCTATACGGTCCGGCAGGCCTGCGCCGAGGCCGCGCTGGCGGCCGGGGCGGGCGTTGCCGGAACGGCCGCGCGGCGGCGGCCACGCCGGGTTCGCCCCGCAGAGACGCCGGAGAGCGGCGCTTGAAGCGTTCCACGCCCGCGGGCGATTTTCGCAACCGCTTCTCCTTCGAGAAGCGGCAGGAGGGCGACGACGGGTATGGCAATGTCCGCCTGGTCTTCGTGCCGCAGTTCACGCGCTGGGCGAAATATGCGCCGCTGAAGGGCGGCGAGGGTGTCATGGCGGCGCGGCTCGCGTCGCGCGTGCCCGCGATCCTGACCATTCGCCGCGACAGCGCGACCGCCGCGATCGACGCGGGCTGGCGCTGCGTCGATACCGCGTCGGGGACCATATTCGACATCCGCACGGTGACGCGCTTTCCCGAGCGGGCGGGCGAACTCGACCTGCTGATCGAAAGCGGCGTCTCCGCCGGAGAGGCCGCCGCGATCCCGGCGGCGCCGGTCATCGCGACGGCGAGCCCGCTGGTGACGAACGACGCGACCCCCTTGATCGCGGGGACGGCGGTGCCCGGCGCGATCGTGACGGTCGCGCTCGACGGGTCGGCGCTGGCATCCGTCTATGCGGACACGGAGGGCGCCTGGAACTTCACCTTCGCCGCGCTGGCCGATGCGACCTACGCGGTAACGGCGCGGCAGGCAACGGGCGGCGGGGTGTCGCCCGCCTCCGCTGCGCTCGCTCTCACCGTCGACACGGCGGCGCCGGCGGCGCCCATCATCACGACGTCTTCGCCGTTCGTGACGAATGACGACACGCCGACAATCGAAGGTACCGCCGAAGCCGGATCGACGGTTCATTTGTATGCGGACGGAACGGCGGCGGGGACACCCGTTACAGCCGACAGCAATGGCGACTGGTCTTTCACTTTCGCGCCGCTGGCAGACGGAACGATTTCCGTTACCGCGACGGCAACCGACGCGGCGGGCAACACGAGCGGCTCTTCCGGGGCGCTGACGCTCACGGTCGACACCGCCATTCCGGATGCGCCGGTCATCACGACCGCCTCGCCGTTCATCACGGTCGACCCGACCCCTGAAATCGCAGGCACGGCGGAAGCCAATGCGGCCGTGACGGTCTATCTCGACGGCGAGGTTTACGACACGACGATGGCGGATGGCGCGGGCGCCTGGGCCTACGAGTTCGACGAGCTCGATGTCGCCACCTACGCCGTCACCGCGACAGTGACCGATGCGGCGGGGAATGTGAGCGCGCCGAGCGCGGCGCTGTCGCTCGACGTCCGGGCGCCGTTGCAGATCACCGGCACGCCGCAGACGGAATCCGTGGTGGAAGAGGCCTATGAAGGCTCGGTTTTTGCCGCTATCGGCGGCGTGCCGCCCTATGCCTATGCCGCGACCGGCGGCGCGCTGCCGCCCGGCTTCGCGCTCGATCCTTCGACGGGCGTTCTTTCCTGCATCGAAACGCAGGCCGAAGGCGAATTTCCGGGCATCGTCATACGGGCGACGGATTCGCAAGGGAACATCGCCGACCGCGACGCCTTCACCATCGGCTGCGTCTGGCCATGGGATGCGCGCAAGGATTTCTACGTACACAGCAACGGCGACGACGACAATGACGGGCTGACGCCGGAGACCGCGTTCAAGACGCTTGCCCGCATCAAGACGGCGGCGGCAGGCTTCGGCGCGCCGGTCAAGCTCGGCTACATGGCGGGCTCGATGTGGTGGGAAGAGAACGATCTCGCCGACATTCCCGGCGTGACCGTCTGGCCCGATGGCGACGTGATCTCTCTCGGCTTCCCTGTCATCCGGGGCGACGAGATCGTGGAAGGGCCGTTCGATACCAATGTCGAGCGCGGCGACGCCTTCGCGAACACGCTTTCATACGAGTGGCACTTCACCATCGATCCCAACCAGCAGGGCGTGCCGCCGCACATGTATCGCGGCATGGATGCGAAGTTCGTGGACCTGATGATATGGGAGCCGGACGCGGCGCTCCGCGACGCGACGCCGGGCGCCTTCTGGCATGACGGCGACACGACCGCCACGTCGCCGGTGACGATATATTTTACGCCGCACACCGAGGGCGAAATCTATACCGCGACCAAACGCAACTGGGTCTTCCGGATCGGCGCCGGCGCGGCCTCCTTCCTGCGGACGATGAACCAGGGCCATGACAATGGCTCGACCAATGCCGACGACGACGGGCGGCTGAACGGCATCGTCGCGACCGGCGGCAACGTCCACGATATTCTCGCGGGAGGCGGCGTGATGAAGGATTGCTATGCCGAACGCCTCCGCGCCGATCCGCGTTCCGGCTATATCGGTCTTGAATTCTTCCGCCCGAACGGCGCGGGAAAGCGCGGCAAGTGGAAGGGTTGCGCGGTGCGCGGCCAAGCTGGTGCCACCAGCATGAAAGGCTTCGGCGGGCACGTTTCGAACCCGACGGACGCGAACCGGTTCGACGCCATCGAGATCGAGAATTGCCGTATCATCAATTGCGACGCGACGTTTCGCGACGCGCGCAACATCCTCGTCGACCGCCTGTTCAACGACGACGGCCAGTTGACGATGATCGCCAACGTGGCCGGCGGCACGACACTCTGGAAGGATGTGCGCGTGCGGGCGACCGGTGCGCGCGGCGCGGCGCCGCTGGCGGGCACCGTGCCGCTTTCGCGGGTCGATATCGAGGGCTTGCGCGCCCATGTCACCGGCGCTTTTCCGAACGGCATTCTCGGCGGCATGAACAACTGGCGCGGATCGCGGTCGGTCATCGTCTCGGAGACGGACAGCCCGACAACCGTCGCGCGCGACGCGAGCGGCAACACCGTCCTGTTCGGCGGCTTCACCGAAAGCGTGATCGAAATCCGCGGCTATGCGACGACGAACAATTTCTATGAGTGCATCGGGACGAGCGTGAAGCCCGAAGGCGGCAGCAATGTCTGGTCGGGCTTCGGCCGTTTCCGCATCAGGGATGCCGGCGTCAATATCACCTATGACAATCTCGCCGCGCTGCAGGCCGGGCAGTCGCTCGAGGTCGGGAGCTTCGCGGTCGACACCGAAGCCCAATTCGGGCCCGAACAGGCCGGAACGCCTTTTCTCCTCGGAACGGGCTGGACAAATAATGGCGATGGCACCTACACGCAATCCGGCGCGGGGAACGGCGCCGCAGATCGTATCGAGTGGACGATCGCGGCGGGCCGGACCCAAGCAAAAAAGACGCACGGGCCCGGCGCCCTCACGGATCGCCATGGCGGCACCGTGCTCGGCACGGCGCTCGCGGCCGGGAAATACGTCTACCGCACGACGATGGTCGGAAATTTCAATTCCGTGCCGCTCGGCGCCGCGACCGTCGTCTCCGGGGTCTCGCTGAGGCAGATCCCCGACGGGCTGCTGAACCCCGTCCGCGTCGCCGACCCCGCCAATAATGATTGGACGATCATCGGCGACACGGGCTCGACCGGCGCCGGGCTCGAACGGCCGGATATCGAGTATCTCGACGCACCTGCCTCGATCGCGGAAGCGGAGGCGTGGGTGATCGGAAGGAAGATGCCGGCGTGACCATCCGGCAGGAAATCTCGGTCGCGCGGAGCCGGGCCAATGTGAAGCGGCGGCTGAAGGCGATCTATGAGCAGAGCCGGGCGGAAATGCAGGCGGTTTTCGAGGCCGAGGCCGACCGGCTGACCGCGATGCAGCGCCGCTTCGTGCCTGTCGACCAGGGCGACACGCTGGCCTCGATCCGCACGGCGGCGGCGGAAGGCGGCAAGATCGGGGTGAAGGTGATCGCGGGAAGCCGCAAGGCGTTCCAGGCGCCATGGATCGAGTTCGGGACGATCAAGATGGCGGCGCAGCCCTTCTTCTTTCCGCCCTACCGTATCCTCAGGCCGTCGATCAAGCGTGCCGTGCGCAAGGGCCAGAAAAAAGCGATCAAGAAGGCGTTGTCCAGATGAGCATCGCGGTTCCGGTTTCCCTTCCGCTGTCGCTGCAGGCGGCGCTTGTCGCGCGCGCCAAGGCCGATCCGGCGCTGACCGCCGAGACGGGCGGACGTTTTTTCGACCATGTGCCGCCGGAGGCCGCATTTCCCTATGTGAGCCTCGGGCCGGAAGACGAAGTGGCCGACACTGCCGACTGCATCGAGGGCGCGGACATCACCTTCCAGCTCGATGTCTGGTCGCGCGCCGCCGGCGACCCCGGCTGGCCCGAAGCCAAGCGCATCGCGCGGCGGCTGAAGGAACTCTTTCACGAGCAGCCGATCGAGATCGAGGGCGGCCACGTGCTGGAACTCGAATGGCTGTCGACGCGCTATCTCCGCGATCCGGACGGGACGACCCGCCACGCGGCCCTGACATTCCGTGCGCTGACGGAAGAAGACTGAACGCACCGGGCCCGCCAGCGCGCGGTCCGCTCCCCGACCATCCCCACCGACAGGAGGACCATCATGGCCCGACCGACAACTCTAGCCTTTTCGAAATTCGTGCTGATGCTCGGCGACGGCGCCAGCCCCGAAACCTTCGCCGCGCCGTGCGGGCTCACCTCGCGCGGCGTCAACGAGACGACGACGTTCCAGGAAACCGTGATCCCCGATTGCGACGACGAGGACGCGCCCGCCTGGGTCGACCGCGACGCCGACAGCCAGAGCGCCACCTTCAGCGGCTCGGGCAATCTCGCCAAGGAAAACTTCGGCACCTACCGCGCATGGAAGCGCAGCGGCCAGCCGAAGCGCTGCCGTATCTATTATTTCGAGGGCGAGGACGGCGACGAGCTGCCGGAAAGCGCCGTCGGCTATGACGAGGGCCTGTTCGTGCTCTCGACGCTCGGCGTCACGGGCGAGCGCGGCCGGCGCGTGCAGCTCGAAATCGAGCTGCTGTCGACCGGCGAACTCACCTGGCACGACGCCGCCTGAGGCGCCCGCGAATGAGCGCCGCGGGCAAGACCGAATTCGACTGGGGCGACGGGCGCCATGCGTTCCGTTTGCGGATCGGCGAGCTGCTCGAATTGCAGGAGCTCTGCGACGCGGGCCCCGTCGAGATCCGCGACCGGCTGCTGACCGGGCGCTGGCGGGTCNACGACCTCCTGCACACGATCCGTCTCGGCCTTGTCGGCGGCGGCATGAAACCCGCCGCCGCCATCGCGCTGACACGGCGCTATGCCGAGGACCGGCCGTTGCAGGAAAGCGTCATGCCGGCGCTCACCGTCATCACGGCGGCGATCATCGGCGTGCCGGAAGACCAGCCCAAGGCGAAAGGGGACGCGGCACCGGGAAAAAAGCAGCGGGGGGGAAAAGGGCCGGCTTCCTCTCCGCCAGCGGCCTCTACGGCGCCGGCGCCGTCCTCGGCTATTCGCCGCAAGAGGTCGACGGCATGAGCCTCTACCAGCTCGGCTGCGCCGTGGCCGGCTGGGCGCAGGCGCAGGGCGGCGAGGCGGCGCGTCCCGAGGCGCCGAGCGACGCCGAAACCGACCGCATGATCTCGCTCGTGGAGGCGCTCTGATGGCCGAAGACCTGGAACTGCTGCTGATCCGCATGGAAGCGGGCTACAAGAGGTTCGAGAACGACCTGAAGCGGATGAGCGGGGCCTACGACCGCGAGACGCGCAAGATCGAGCGGCGGCAGGCCGATCTCGCCAGGCGCCTCAATTCGTCCGTGGCGGGCTTCGGGCGGACGCTGGTGCCGAGCCTCGGCGCGCTGGCGGCGGGGCTGTCTTCCCGCGAGATCATCCGCTACGCGGATGCCTGGACGGATGCCGGCAACAAGATCGCCGCCTCCGGCACGCCGCTCGAGGAGCAAGGCCAGAGGCTGCGGCAACTGGCGGATGTCGCCGTGGAGACGCGCTCGGCATTCGAGGGCACGATCGCGACCTATTCGCGGCTGCAGCGCTCGACGGCGGAACTCGGCGTGTCGGAGCAGGCGCTGCTCAAATATACCGACACCATCAACAAGGCCTTCATCGTCGGCGGCGCGGCGGCATCGGAGCGGGCGGCGGGCATATTGCAGCTCAGCCAGGGCATCGCGTCCGGCTTCCTCGCCGGCGACGAACTGCGCTCGGTGCGCGAGAACGCGCCGCTGATCGCCAAGGCGATCGCGGACGTGATGGGCGTCTCGATCGGCGGGCTGAAGGAACTCGGCGCGCAGGGCAAGATCACCGTCGACGTGATCCTGAAGGCGCTCGACCGTCTGGGGCCGAAAGTCAACGAAGCCTTCGGCAAGACGCAGCTGACAGTCGGGCAGGCGCTCGACAATCTCGAAACCCGCTTCACGCAGTTCGTGGGTCGGATTGTCGGAATCGGGCGCGATGGCCGGGATCGCAGTCCGGCATCGAATTTCGTGGCCGAGAATCTCGACTTGCTTGCCAAGGCGGCGGCGGTGGCGGCCATTGCCCTGGCGCCCGCGGGGCTTGCGGGCGCCGCCGGGGTCGCCAGCCGCGCCGTCGGTATCCTGAGCGCGGCCATTCTGGCCAACCCGCTCGGGGTTTTCACGATCGTCGCGCTCGCCGCCGCCTCCGCGCTTCTTCTCTATACGGATCGTTCCCAGGGCGCGGTGATGGCGGAGCGCGCGCTGGCGAAGGCGCGCGCCGACGGCGTTCATCCCGGACGGCAGGCGAACGGATGCCACAGACGAACTCGCGAAGTCCCGGCGGCAACTGACGCTCGACACGAAGAACGCGAACCCTTGCGGAGCAGCAGCTGGCCGCGGAACTGCTGAAGAAGCGGGCCTATGCGGAATATCTCGCTCGCCGGAACACGTTCAACCCCGTGGATGAAGGCACCTTCCGGCTCATGACGTCGATGTCGGATACCGACTTCGAGGGGTTCCTGAAGAAAAACGTGCTTTCCAGCGACGGTAGACAGAGGCTTCGCGACTATCGCGCGGCGCTGGCGGCGGTCGAGCAGGAGGCGCTGAAGACGGAAGGCTCGATATCAAAGCTCCTCAACATGAGCGACGCAGAGTTCGAGGCGCAGGGAACGGCATCGCTGCCCGGCGCCGCCTTGACCGGCAAGGGCAAGGGCGACGCCTGGACACGGGCGCTGGCTCAGATCGAGAAGCAGACGGCGGCGTTCGAGGCGCGGGCGACGGCCGCTGACCGCAGCGTGCAGGCGATGGAATATGCCGAGCAGGCGGCGCGGCTCCTGATCGCGGCGGAGGAGGCCGGCATTCCGGTGACGGAAAAGGTGCTGGCGCAGATCCGCGACAAGGCGATGGCCTATGCGCAGGCGAAAGCCGCGTCGGGCGTCGAGGATGCGATCGGGGCGACGGACGAGGCGATCCGCGCGCTGGAGCAGGAGGCGGAAGCGCTGGGGCTCGGCAGCGCGGCCGCCGACACGCTGCGCTTCAAGCAGCAGCTGATGAACGAGGTGCTGGAACAGACCGGCGAGATCTCGGCGGCCACCGCCGCGCGGATCGAGGCGGCGGCGGAGCAATATGGCCGGGTGCGCGAGAAGGTGGAAGACGCGACCCGCGCGATGGAAGACCAGATCGCATTGCAGGACGGCGTGCGTCAGGGTTTTCTCGATATCGGGCTTGCCGCCTCGCGCGGCGCGGACGATTTCGGCGATGCGCTTGGCGACATGGCGCGGCGGATCGCGGACCTGGTGCTGGAACTCTACGTGCTGAAGCCGCTGATGGAATCCCTGTTCGGCGCGATGGGGACGTCCGGCGGCGGTTCGCTTGGCGGATTGCTCGGCCAGGCGCTGGGGAGCCTTGGCGGCGCTGCGGCGGCGGGCGGCGGCGGTTCGATGCCGCTGATGGCGAAAGGCGGCGTGACGCGGGGGCCTTCCATCGCGGGCGAGCGCGGCGCGGAAGCCGTGGTGCCGCTGCCGGACGGGCGCCGCATCCCGGTCGACCTGCAATTGCCGCAGATCCCGGTTCCCTCGGGCGGCGGAAAGGGCGGCGGCGTGACCGTGCAGGTGGTGAACAACGCGCCCGTCCAGGTGGAGACGCGGGCGGCGCGCGACAGCGGCGGCCGCCCGCTGGTCGAGCTGGTGATCAACGAGGTGAAGAAGGACTTCGCCAATGGCGGCTTCGACAAGGCGCAGGCCGCCCGCTTCGGTCTCAAACCGGCGAGGACAAGACGATGAGTGTGCCGGAATGGCCGCTGAGCGGCCGGACAGTGCTGCGCGGATGGCAAGCGAAGCCGCAGAAGAACCGCATCTCCTTCCAGCCTGAAATCGGCCCGCCCGTCACGCGGCGGCGGGGCACGGCGGCGGGCAAGGCGTGGACCGCGCGGTACAAGATCAGCGCGGCCGATTTCGACGCTTTCGAAACATGGTTCGCGGATACGGTGAAAGCCGGCACGCTGCCCTTCGACATGCCGCATCCGCGCAGCTGCGCGACGGCGCGGTTCACTTTCGGCGACGAGGATTACACGGCGGAGGAACATTCGCCGGGCTGGGTCGCGCTCACCGTTTCGCTGCTGGAACTGCCCTGATGCCGCGCGCTCTTTCGGCACCGCTGCGCCACGCGCTGGAACGGCAGGAAACCGGCGCCGCCATCATCGTGTTCCTGACGGTGACGCATCCCGAGCTGCCCGTCACCATCCGGGTCGCGAGCGATGCCGCCGACTATCTCTGGGGCGGCGAGACGTGGCGCGGCATTCCGGTCGATGTGACGCTGGTGTCGGATGGCGACCGGCCGCCCTCGGCGCGTTTGTCGATGCAGAATGTCGACCGGCGGATCGGCGAGGCGGTGCGCGGGCTTTCCTCGCCGCCGCGCCTGCGGATCGACCTCGTTTCCGCCAGCGCCTTCAACGAGACGGCGGTGCCGCGCGTGCCGCTCGACGGCGAGCCGGAGGCGGAATATTCGGCGCCGCATCTCTTCCTGCGGAACGTCAAGGCCGACGACTTCCTCGAGGCGGAAATCGCCGGCTGGAACTATGTGCAGGAAGTCTGGCCCGGCATCCGCGCGACGCAGAACAGATTGCCGGGGCTCTACCGGTGACGCGCTGGGCCGAGAAACTATATGGGCTTGCGCTTTCTGGACGGCGGGCGCGACTTTCCGGCGGTGGATTGCTGGGGGCTGGTCTGCCTCGTGTTCCGGCACGAACAGGGCATCGAGCTTCCCCCCGTATGGCGACATATCGGCCCGCGACCTGATGTCGGTCGCGCGCGAGATGGGCGCCGGAAAATCGGCGCCGCCCTGGCTGCCGGCCACGCCGCCCTTCCGCGCCTTCGACATCGCCGGCATGCGGGCCTGCCCCGGCACGGCCAGTCCGCGCAGCGCCGTCGTCCAGTCGCCGGCGTGCTGACGGCGCCCGGCCGGCTGCTCCATATCGAGGCCGGGCAGGGCGTGCATCACGTCCCGCTCGACCATTTCAGCGTCAAGAGCCGCCTTATCCTTTTCCGCCGCCACGAGGCCCTGACATGATCGAAACCCGCGCGCAGGCTCAAGCATCGGCCTTTCCGGTCGCCTGGGCGCCGCCGCTCGGCTCCGGCCCGGTATGGCGCGACCTTCGCGCGCCGGGGCAGAGCATCGCGGAAATCGTCGCCAGCGTGCCGGGTTTGCCGTCGCGCTTCGCGGTGCATGGCGTCGTCTGCGTCAATGGCGAGATCGTGCCGCGCGCGTACTGGCCCCATGTGCGGCCGAAGCCTTCCAGCGAGGCGGTGCCGGTCGCCGTCACGCTGCATCTGCCGCTGGCGGGCGGCGGCGGGGGCGGCGGCAAGGGCCGCAACATCTTCGCCGTCGTCGCCGCCATCGCGCTGGCCGTCGTGACCTATGGCATCAGTACCGGCGCCATCGCCGGATCGCTCACCGGCGCCACGGCCGCGGGCGGCACATTCGCGTCGACGGCCCTTGCCGCCGGTGTCGGCATCGCCGGCTCGCTCGCCATCGCCGCCCTGACCGCGCCGCCGAGCCTGCGCGGCGCCGGCGCCGAACCGGGCGCCGCCGCCGACGAGAAACAGGCGGCCTCGATCAGCGGCAATTTGTTGTCGCCCGGCGCGCCGATCCCGGCCGTCGTCGGCACGCACAAGGTATTCCCGCCGTTTGCCTGCGAGCCGGTGGTGACGATCTCCGGCGACGACGAATTTGTGGAAGCGATCTATTGCCTCGCCGGGCCGCACCGGCTCGAGGATATCCGCGTCAACGACGCGCCGGTCACCGAAACCGAGAATGTCGAATACGAGCTGCGGGAAGGGTGGCGCGACGACAAGCCGGTCGAGATCGTGACGCGGCAGGGACGGACCACGGCGCCCAATATCGAGCTTTCCAACATCAAGGTCGATCCCGGCGACAAGACCGGCAACCAGCTCGCGCATCAGCAGGCGCCGCTTTCCGACCTTCCCGTCTGGCACACGGTGGTGAGCCGGGACGCGCCGGACGAAATTTCCGTCCATCTTTCGCTGCTGGAAGGGCTTTACGACAGCTCGTCGCCGGATGCGACCGTGTTCCTCCCCATCCGCCTGCGCTTCCGCCGGAAGGGCGACACGGCATGGATCAACGGGCCGGAATTCCACATCGCGGAATCGAAGCCGTCGCGGCTCAACGTCGCCGTGACGCTGAAATGGGCGGCAGTGCCGTCGCCGCTGCCGACGCCGGGCACCGAGCGCGGCGTCATCCGCGCCTACAAGACCGTGCCGGCGCAGACGATCGAGCCGGGGTTCGACGGCTGGACGGCGGATGCCTATTTCTCGGCGGGGGCGGGAAACGACTATCTCGACGCGCCGACGCTCGGCAGCTCGAACGTCGCCAATGTCGGCATCACCTCGAACGAGGTTTCGATCTATCTGGACGAGGGGACGTTTCCGAAAGGCCGCTACGAGATCCAGCTGATCGCCGGCGCCGCCGTCAACCTGTCCGACTTCACGGTGGCGTCCTATCTGATCTCCGGCCAGGTGCGTTCTCCCTTCGGCTATTTCCTCAATGCCTCGACCTGGCGGCCCGCCGACGAGCAGGACAAGGGGCGGCGCTGCGTCATCGCCCGCGTGGTGAGCCTGTGGGACGAGCATCCGATCGCGGCGCCCGGCCTCGCGCTCATCGCGATCCGCGCGAAAAACCAGTCGATCAACAATGTCTCGGTGCTGGCATCCCGGTATGTGAGGGACTGGGACGGCGAGGGCTGGAACGACTGGACCGTGACGTCAAACCCGGCGCCGCATTATGCCGACATCCTGTCCGGCCGCGAGAATATCGACCCGCTGCCCGCCGTGCTCCGCGACGACGCAAGCCTCGCCGCATGGCGGGCCGACTGCGCCACGAACGGCTACCAGTGCAACATGGTGGTGGAAGGCGAGGGGCTGGACGACACGCTGCGCACCGTCGCGGCCTGTGGCTACGCGCTGAGCCGCCAGTCCGAGGTTTGGGGCGTCGCGCTGGACGACGACAAGACAAGTTATGCACCGGTACAGGTTTTCACGCCGCGCAACATGGCGGGCTTCCGCTGGGAGAAGGCCTTTCCGCGGCTGCCGGACGGTTTCCGCGCCGTGTTCCGCGACGAAGAGGCCGACTATGACGAGCGCGAGATCATCGTCTATGCCGAGGGCTATAGCGGCGGGCCGGACGGGCGCTTCGAGGAAGTGCGCTACGACGGGCTGACGAACGAGACGGCGGTGCGGGTCCGGGCGGCTTTCGATCTCGCGCAGGCCCGCGCGCGCTCGACCTTCTACACCGGCACCGCGCCCGCCGAATATCTCGCCGCCACGAAAGGCGATCTCGTCGCCGTGCAGCACGACGTGCTGACGCGGATCGCTGGCGCCGGCCGCATCAAAAGCGTGGCGCTCGACGAAGAGGAAGAACCGTCCATCACGGGCATCACGCTGGACAGCGAGATCGAGGTGGTGAACGAGCCGGACATGCGCGAAGTGACCGACATGCGCGCCGTGACCGACATGCGCAATCTCGGCGTCACGACCGGCATCGCGATCCGTCGCACGGACGGCACGACCTCGGTGCATGCGCTCTCCAACGAAAGCGGCAGCACGGCCGAACTCGTGTTTGCCGAGCCGGTGCCGGACGAGAGCGTGGCGGTCGACACGATCGACAGCGGCGAGGGCNNGCGTGCCCGCGATCGACGAGGGCTGCCTCGTGTCGAGCGGACCCTCCGGCACCGAATACCGCCGCCTGATCGTCTTCGAGGTCGCGACGCAGCCCGATCTCACGGCCGAACTCACCTTTGTCGACGAGGCGCCCGGCCTCGTCCGAACCGCCGCTTGAGGAGCCTTGCCACATGGCCGTTGACAGACAGATCCCGACCAGCGCCTCGCCGGACCCGGTGCCGGGCAACGGCTTCATGGACGCGACGCAGGAGGAGATCGACGCGCTCTGGACCTATTCGCCGATCCCGCTGACGGTGACCGGCGGCACGGCGGACGACATCACCGGCACGCTGGCGCCGCCGCTGCTCGACGGCTGGAAAAACGGCATGCGGGTCGTCTTCATCGCGCCGGGCGACAATACGGGCGCGATGACGGTGAACGGGGTCGATCTCGTCGACGTCGACGGCGAAGCCACCGCGGCGGAACGGGTCCGCGAGGGGCATATCTACGAGGCGGTCTATGTCGAGGCCGATTCCCAATTGAGGCTTCTCGGCGCCGCAATGCCGCTCGGCTTCACCGCCGATTATCAGGTCTTCACATCGTCGGGCACATGGACGAAGCCCGCCGCCGTCTCCGACGATGCGCTGCTTCTCGTCGAATGCTTCGCGGGCGGCGGCGGCGGCAGCGGCGGCGGCAGCGCGGGCGGCGGCGGCGGCGGCGGCGGCAGATCGTCCATCATCCTTCGCGCGGCCGATGTCACATCGACCGTCGCCGTGACGATCGCGGCGGGCGGCGCGCTGAACGGCGCGGGCGGCAACACGACGTTCGGCTCCTATCTGACGGCCTATGGCGGCGGCGCGGGCGTTTCCGGCGCTACCCAGGGCAGCACCGGCGGCGGCGGCGGCGGCGGCCAGATGTCGGCGGGCAGCGCCGGCGGCTCCGGCACGGGCGGCAATGGCGGCAACC